CATTAAGGCTGATGCTGAGTCGCTTTGAAATAGTGCTGATATTGGTACTATACCGTCTTGAGTAACGATCCAAACGTCAGCATCTACTCTGATAAACGCTCTAAATCCTACCGGCTTGGCTATGTAGTAATGAGCTACTAACGACCAATCTGAAGGACCAGTACCGCTGTAAAAAACTAGCTCGCCCTCTGAGCTGCAAGCAAAGAACAAGTCTTGAGAAGTGGCTGCCGTCTGGTTGGTATAGCTACCAGCGAATAGCAAATAGCCGCCTTTAGTCATTACATACTTAATATCAAGAATCTCATCTAGCTTAGGAGAGCCGCCGGTTCCAGGTACATCAACTGAAGCATGTACCCAAACGGACATAGAGTTCTTCTGGACAAAGTAAAGCCTTCGCTTGTAAGCCGCTGCTGAAACTAGATTGCTTAATCCAGCGGAGCAGGTAAAGGTTACGTTAGCAGCGTTGCCTGTGCCGGTATAAACTTGAGGTACATTTATGCCGTTACAAAGGTATAAGTTATTAGCAAATATCTCTGAGTTGAACCGGCTATCCGTATGCGGTGTTGCGTTAGTTACTGTCGAGACTGTGCCGTCTACTAGTATCTTATAAAGATTGCTATCAGTAGCAGCGATAAGATGCTTAGTTCCATCAGCAAGGGGAAGCTCCCGCATAAAGTTAATAGGGCTTGCAGGTATGCTAGTACCGCCGGTATTAAACTGAGTATACCCAAGTCTAACCGACGGTGCCCCCGCTCCAGGAAATACGTTTACCAACTCCAACGCAAAGGATGGATCCATATTGTCTATTGGACTTAGTGCGTCCAACCCCCCGTAAGGAGGCGACATTGTGAACCCTTGAAATGCCATTAGTATTTCTTCATTAACTGTTGAGGTAGACTAGCGTTAAACTGCCCCATCTGCTGATTGTATTGGTTCATAGCTTGCTGCTGTGTTCCGTACACACCAGGGCTTAAACGATACCTTCCACCCTGATTGGCTGATGCTTGTGGCATCTGCGGCATTGTCATTGGCTGGCCTAGCCCGTTCTGTATTTGACCAGGATTGTTTGGGTCAAACTGAGGAACAGATGCGCCAGGATTAGATGTAAGATTATTCCACCCTGGAGGTGTTGTACCTTGAGTATTTGGCATATAGCCCGATTGTGGCTGCTGATTTGCTAGAATGTTTTGCACTCTGTTTGTAATTTGCTGCAATTCTGGATTGAAATAGCCAGGATCCATTTGCTGATCTGCTGCAACATTTCCTGCTATTTCACCTATTCGTGCTCCAGCTCCGTTGTTATATCGATTGGCAAAATCAGTTAATGTTCCTGGTGGCAAATTTCGTAACATTTGGTCATTTGTCCAATTTGCAGGAGGTTGCGTTGGGCGTTGTATTTGTCGCCCACCTTGCGTTACAAGCCCACCACCAGCACTGCGATATACGCCAGGAGATAGTCTTTGGGTAGGTTTATTAGCCATATTGCCTTCACGCCCCATGCTTGGCTTTACATCTGTGCGCTGAGTTCCAGGCTTACCAGGCAATCTTTTGTAACCTGGATCTTTAGCCAGTGCACCCCTAAGTTTTCCACCACGCTCTGCCATTATTTTTTCTCCTTGGTTTTGTTGTAAGCATTAGCTAGCGCTGTTTTCATACTGTTACCAGCTACTAGTTTTCCCTTGTCATCTCTATACATTCCTGGCGATTGTCTAACTACTTTGCCTTTTTCAGCTCTTTGCACAACTGGTGCAGTAGCCGCTCCGGCACCACCTAAAAGCTGCTGCGCTCCGCTCATGTAGTAGTTATATTTATCTTGATTTATACGCTCATCTTTTAATGCTTCATCTAGTTTAGACTTTACTAGATCCATTGAAATACTTTGCTGTTTAGCAAAATGCTGCATGTTAGATAATGCTACGTTTGGATCGTCCTTGGCATTGCTAACAGCTCCCTTGGCATACCACGCTGCAATATCGCTAGCTTTTTGTCCTACAAATCCGTATGCAGCGGCTAATGCGTCTGCGGCTGGAACTGCTGCGTTCCATGCTTTAGGTTGAGCAGATGCAATCTTATCAATGTTTTTCCACTTTAACGTAGAACCATCTTGCCCCATATCAACCTTGCTACCATCTGCAAGAGTGCCTTGAAACTTGTCGTCTAATACTCCGCCTTCTTGTAAAGACTTGCGGATATTATCTCGCATAAACTGCGCTTTGTTTTTGCTTGATCCAAACTTAGATCCAGCATATCCAGCCAATGCTCCAACACCGGCTCCGATAGCTGTTCCAATACCAGGAAGAATAGCGGTTCCGATAGAAGCTCCAGCCATAGCACCACTAGCTGTAGCGTTTACATCTCGCTGTTTTCCCGCTGCCATGCCGCCCGTCATCTCTGCGGTCTTGTAAGCTCCATAAGCTCCAGCAGCTACATTTAAGCCAGGAACTAAATAGCCTCCCATAGCTTCAGCGGCCCCTGTTTTTGCGGCTTGGCCTATCATGCCTGATGCTGCCAAGTTAGTAGCGCCAGAAGCCATGCCAATAGAGCCACCGACTTTATCACCACCCTTAAACTGCTTGTAAGCTCCATACATTTGAGCAAGAGCTAATCCACCTTGAGCTACTTGCCCGTAATCAATAGAACTCCAAAAACCAGGATCATTTAATGACTCAGTAGGAACTTGCTGTGCTCCTACTGGGGTTTCAACCGTAGACATTCCCCCTTCGGTGCTAATAACTTTAGGCATTGAACTTGCCGCATCTGCTCCAGCATTAAATTGAGCTTGAGATGCTGGTGTGGCTGTAGCCGCTGCGCCTGTTGGCTCTGCTGTAAAAATTGTCGATTCCGTTCCAGGTTTAAACGCATCTTTTATGTTTGGGAAGCCTCTTAATGCTTCGTTAGTTAGTACCGCACCAGCTACCGCCCCGCCTACTTGAGCAAACCCCCCTCTTTGTTTTGCTTTGGCTTCTTCATCGGCAAGTTGCTTTGGCGTTTTAGGTTGACCAAAAACACTTGTGGTTTGATCGTATGCTTCTCTATGGCGCAGTCCCTGACTGGTTAGCCAAGCGTAGTAAGCTCTAGGTGAGCTTCTAGCAAACGCCGGAGCGTTGGGATTTATCGCTTGCTCATTCATTATATCCAGCTCCCAAATGCAGCTATTCCACTTCTTGCAAACTGAGTAGGTCTGCTAAACCCACCAGCATAAACAACCTTACCAGCTTTAGTGCGGCCATACTCTTCATGCAGTTGCATATCAAACTGTGGCCTAACACCTTCAAGTCCATGTATCTGAGCAAAGCGCTCTAGTATGCCCTGCTCAAGTAACTTCTCTTGAAATATGCTTGTGTCTGTATCGGCTCTAAACTCGCTGTACGGGCCGTTGTAGTAGGTCCATGTCACACTACCATCTGACACACTTCCGCTTGTATGCGTTGGTGCTGTGGCTCCTGTAGTGCCTCCAGCCGTAGTTGTATAGTAATTGCCGTTGTATATGCAGTAAGAGTTGGCAGCAAATGCGGTAGAAGTTACCCATGTTCTAGGTACTACTGACCTATCGGCTATGTACTCAAATATAAGTACCTGCCCTGCTGTGTTTGCTCCAGGGGTAGGGCTGATAAACAACTCGTTATTACCTAGCCCTCTAATCTGAAAGCGCTGGTAAATAGTAGGCATTAGTCCATAGCCCTGAAGCTGTGCATAATCCTGCTCAGAAATAGGGCCAAGAACACGCCACCTAGTGCTTTGATTCCAGAACGTCTCGTACTGATAACTAGAAAAAGCCGCCGGTAGAGGGTAGGTTGACTGCCCTCCCACCAGCGTTATTGAGCCAGCGGCGTAACACTTTGGCCAAGGATACGCCTCAAAAATGTCACGATTAATACGTTGAGCTATCGCTAAAAGCTGCTTAGTTGTCGTCTCTGTAGAGGTAAAGATATTAGACTCTACGGTGTAGCCAGCTTCGTTAGCGACATTCTGTATAACCGTAGCTATGCTCATACTCTCCTTGGTCTACCCCTTAGCCTTGGCGTTGCTGTTGGCTCATCATCGAGCGGGTCAGATGTACGCTCATCACGCAAGTCTGTTCCCTCGCTAGCCTCAATACGCTGCATAAGAAGCTCTAACTTCTCTTCTAGTTTTGCGTACTTTGTCTGATATTGCTCAAGCTGAACTCGTAGTTTTGCCACGTTATTCTGGTCTGAATCCGCAGCGGCTAACCACTCCTTAGCGAGCTTAACAAACTTCGATAGTGTCCCTAGTTTACGCTTGGCGTCCTCTGTAGCGTTAGCCACCTGCTCAACGGTCTTAAAGCCAAGGTACTGAAACTCACGCATCGCTGTTCCTGGTATCATCGCCCACTCAGAAAGCGGTGTGCCTTCAGTTACAGGCTCAGAACCAGCCATAAAAGCCTGGTACTTTTCTGGGTATTCGTGAATATCCTGCGGCTCAATACGTCTAACCGTTGTATCTCCACCTGGAACCTGGATGCTAATAGAAGGAATCTCGTCAAATATAGGACGGCCCTCTTTTAGCGACTTCTCTTCATTCTCGTTGTAAGCATAGAAAAACTGCACGTTCATTCCAGCATAGCGTTTTTTCTGCTGCTGCTGCCCTGACATTATGCTTCCCCAATCTACTTGTGCCATTGTCTAATCTCC